TTGGCCTTGCCGCCGCGCTTGGCGTGCATCGCTTCGGCTTCCGAATCGATGTGCTTGGCGTTGGTGCGGGGTTCCGGCTTGCTGCGCAGATCCTCTTCGGCCTCGTCGTCGCCATGGTCCGCAGACTCGTGAGCCTTGGACGCATGTTCCTGATGCGCGCCGCCGCCGGTCGCCCGGTGATGACGCTTGTGCATCATGGAGTGACCCTTGACCGCGTGATGGATGTCCCCGCCATGAGCGTGGTGATGTGCCTTGTGACCCTTCATTTTAGGTCTCCTTACGAAGCGTTATTGATGCCCTGCACGTAGAACACCGTGAGAGTGCCCTTGAACGCGCCGGTAGCGTTGAACGTCACCGTGACTTGGATATCCGTCGTCCCGGTGTTGTCCCACAGGGCAATCTGCCCCGCAGTCGTCGGCAGCAGGCCGCTATTGATCTGACCAAGGGAAGCGACAGAGACGCCGCCATTGGTCAGAGCCGTAGCTCCGCCTGCAGTGGTGCCTACGCTGATCGTTCCGGCGCTCTGAACCGTCGTCACCATCATGTAAATGTCGGTGATCTGGCTTTGCGCAGGAATGACAATCTGCGAGGTGTAGGTCGTGGCAGAGGAATTGACGACATCGGACTGCACCATCTGGGCATATCCGACGTTCGCCGTGCCAATGTTGGTTTCCCCCAGACCGGCAAGAGTGCCGGTGCCGTCGGAATGAACAACACTTCCCGCCAAGAGGGGACCCGTAAACGTCACTCCGGGGTAAACCGGAGAGCCGTTCGGGTTAGGGTACTGACCGCCATTAACGTCCATAGGACATCTCCTTTCGGCTGACCCTTACGAGGTCGGGAACGAGCCCCAAATTGACCGCCAATTGTAGTAAGAAAACGAGTAGCGCTCATACGCTTTCACCAAGAGGTTATCGGTCACGAAATCGACCTGCATATCAACCTCAAACGGAATTCTCTCCATATAAGAGAGGCCGTCGATGTTAGTAAGCAGGAACCAAGCGTAGGAAGACGTGAGGTAATCGTCAACCATATAGCCTTCGGGCAAGCCGCCTGCCGTGCTAAGGATGGCGTTAACGTCATTATCTGCCGTACCCGGACGAAGTTCCGTCTTGGTAAGGCGGATCGCAACCGGCTCAAGAGCCGGGGGAACGATCAGCTTACGACCGCGCGCGAACACCTTCAGGCCAGCCTGATCGCGGAAGTTCGTGCGGATCGCGATCATCCCGTTCAGCAGAGTGGCCTCGTTGAGGTCGACCTGCGTAGACGGAGTGTTAGCAATCGTGCCGCCATCAATCGGATGGTTGCTAGCGCAGAGGGCCACGCCGTCGCCGCCGACCGACGAGTTGTAGGTCGCCGCCGTGTTCAAGACGTTCGCCGCGTAGATTTCCTTGGTCTGATGGAAGGACTCGATCAGGCCGAGGTTCGACGGATGGAACTGCGTCTTATACACGTTGTCGTCAATGGCCTTGCGAGTGATCGCATAGCCAAGGCCGATTTCCGTGTGTTCCTGGTTGTAGACGTAACGCTCACCCGCACCATTGTCGAAGGAGGTCTGGCCGCCTTCCGTCTTAAGCTGGGCAAGGCCCAGAAAACGGAGTTCAGCGGTGCGTTCCAGCGCCAACTTCGAGTCGTGCTTGGTGAAGATCTTGTCATACTGGCTCGGGATCATTTCGTACTTGCCGGTGATCCCGCGAAGGCCCGGAAGGAGCAGATCCTTGATTGAACTAAGATTAACAGCCATGGTTCGTTACTCCTTAGATGCCAGCGGTGTTACGGGGCATGGCGTTATTGAAGCCGACCACGATCTTGTTATAGGCCGTGGTGGGATCGTTGCCGTTAATGCCCGACAGAGCGCCGGCAACCCCGAGCGGGGCGTTGGCAAGGCTCTTGATACGGAAGGGCAAGTAGGCGTTCAGCGCCGGGAGCGACGAGTTGGCGATCAGCGAGTACTGATCCGCGAACATGGTCGAGAGGCCGTTAGCCGTGTTACCATTCGTCTCGCCAGTGGCCGTGTAGTCGTTCCAAGCGAACGAGATATTCTGGCCAATCGACGCAAGGCCCACCGCCGTAGCCGTGGTGTTGGTGTTCGCCGTCTGAACGATGAACTGAGCGTTCGGATCGGTGATGATATACGCCTCGACGTCGCCATTCGCGTCCGAGCCGGGCCAGTAGTTGCCCCACACGGTGCGCTTCTGGGAGGTCGAAAGGTAACGGCAACCGGCGAAAACGCCCGCGACCGGAACGATGACCGTGACCGTGCCCGACGCCGTAGACGTCTGGCTCGCCGCAAGGCCCGGAGCCGCGCAGGTAACGGTATTGCCGGAAGCCGAAGCGGCCGTAACCGTGAACGCGCCGTTAACGCCCGAGACCGTCGCGCCCGAAATGATGAGCGTCGAGCCAATCGGCGGAGCCCAAGTCTGCGAGGCAAAGGTCGGCAAGTTACTGGTCGGCGTCGAGTAGCCGGTGTAAGTCACCGTCAAGACGCCGTTGGCGTCAGTGGTGATCTTGTTACCGGCAACCGTCAGCGTCACGGGGCCGTAAGCCTGCGTGATATAGCCGGTTCCAACACCATTAGCATCAGCGGCCTGAACAACAGGGTCGTTGAAGAAAATGGCGGTCGTATTCGTAGACTTGATTGCAACGGGAACCTGTTCATAAGTAGGCGCAGAGCCCGTGCCCGCGTACTGCGCGAACCCATTGGGCGCGAAGGTATTAGCCATTTAGGCATTCCTTTTTCGAGATGACGCTTTGCCGCACTCCGGGGCGACCAAAAAGCGCCTAAAATCTGTTTCGACCTTCCGCACCGGGGGAAGGGAAATGAATCAATACTAAAATACAAAAGACAATGCAAGGGGGGATATTAGGCCCCTCTTGCTGTTCCTTATACTCAATCGGGAATAGGCATAGGTTCCCAAGATTTGCGAACCTTGGTGAGCGACTGGTCTTTATTATTGCGCTCAAACTGCCCATTCGGCGGGGCATTAAGGTTCTGCTCCTTTACGCGCACCTGATCGCGAGCCTTGATGCGGTCCATTTCCCGAACGCGATCCGTGATCTCAAGCGGACGCTCCATCAGCATCGCGCCTTTGCGGATAATCACCTTCTCGGTCGATCCGGCGGGCATCATATGCGGATGGCGCGAAGCGGGGACAGGTTCCCAACCACGGCGGGCCAGCGAAACCTGATAGGCCGGATCGACCTGCCCCATCACCGAATGGCTCTTCCACTCATAGGACCAGCCTTCGGGGATCGAGGTCGGATCAATGTAGAAATCGTCCGTTCCCTCATCCATCGTGCCGATGTGTTCAAGGATCTCGGCCGCACGCTGGCGGGCGCGTTCCCTCGGGTCTTCGACCCGCTGCGACGGGCGCTGATCTTCGGGAAGGCGCGACCGTGCGGCGCGTTCGATCTTGATTTCAGGTTCAGTTGTAGCGGGCATCGTTCTTGATCCTCTGCTTCATTTCCCAGTATTCCTTGTCCGTCATCTGACTGAGACGGGCGATTTCGGCCTCGTCAGGCGATAGCCGGATGACCTTCGGCGACGTGCCGGGAGCGGTTCCAGAGCGGCTGACGGGGGCTGCGGGCGGCGACGAGCGGCGCGAAACGACCTTTGCGGCCATCTCCGTTCCGTCCTCGGCGTCATTTTGCGGCGGGGATGCGCGCGACATCCCCAGCAAGTTCTCGACAGCGGCAAAATACTCGTCGCTGTCCGCCTCATGGCCGTCCGCCACCGCCATGTTATGCGCGGCGATCATTTTCTGATTAAGGCGGGGGTCCGTAGCGCATTGCGGATGCGCCCTAACCCATGCGGCAGAACGCGGCGTAAGCCGGGAAGCAAGTTCCTCGACCGGATCCAGCTTCGGCGGGGCGGTCTTGGGCCGCTCCTGCATGGCCTGTTTGCCGTTTTCAAGCTGCAAAAGCTTGGCGGCATTGTCGGACATGGCAAGCTGGATGTCGGCGGCTCGTTCAAAGTCGCCGGCGGCCATGGCCTGAGCCAACGCGCTCTTGAGACTGGCCGTATTTGACTTGACCGTCTCAATTGCGTTGTTCACAAGCTGAAGATTGGTGTCTTCAACTTCGTTTCGGGCTCGATGGACCTGCTGCGCAGCCTCGGCGGCTCGCCTTTCGGCTTCGGCACGAGCCGTTCTTTCCGCTTCAAGCTGTTTCTTAAGTTCGCTTAGGCCGTCTTCGACCGAAACGACCTTCTTTTTTTCCTTCGGCTCGTCCACAATCTCGACGATAGGTTCGTCGACTACCTTTTCTTCATTTTCTGCCATTTTATCCTCACCACACTGCGTCAGGCTGCGGAATACGACCGCGAATAGCGGTGTCATCCATCACGCGACACAAGATATTGTCGATGGTAATGCTCCAGCCATCGCTGGCGCGGTAAAAGACCCAATCGCCGATCTTCAAATCAGCGTTTTTGAACCAAACGCCGGTCGGATCGTCGAACGCGGTGGGTCCGAGCTTGGCAATAACGCCAACTTTCGACTGAAAACGATCTTCAT